CAGATGGTTTGGACAGCCATCTGGTCTGCGTTGGTCCACTCTGGATGGGATAAGTACATGGCGTGCTGGTACCTTCATCGCTGGGTAGTTCGAACCTTCCGGGCTACCGGTTGGCTTGAGCTTGCTCGGCGAGTGAAGGCACTTTGCGGCGCCATCCGTTCCGCCGCGCTCCGTGCTCCTCCAGAAGACGTGCAAGGAGTCCCTAAGGACCTCCTGGCCTTCTTCTGTCGGCTTGCATGGCAGCGCGGTCGTGACGGCTTTGCGTTCTCGCGTGCAGCTCGTGGTCTCCCTCGTCCTCCGGTTTCGGAGGCGAAGGCGGCCATTCTGGCTGCACGTGAGGTCGCTGAGGTACCTTATCCCGCATCGGACTGGGCTCTCAGTGCCCTGGAGGGCCATATCCTCTCTCGAACGAGAGGTTATGGTTCTCTTCGGGTTCCTGAGAGCCTCCCTTCGTCGACAGCCGGCTGCTTCGAGCTTTCGGGCTCGAAGGGCGGTGTGGACGAGCACCTCAGGATCTGCGGTCGACTTGCGATCTCGATGCTTTCTGTTGGTCTTATGGTGATATCTCCGGATGAACGGTGCGATTTCGCGCTCCAATCCGGGGAGTGGTTCACCAGCCAGCAGGTAACAGAGAGATTTGGCAAGTTCTCTCAGGACTCTCTTGGGCGTTTCTGCCTTAGGTCTGTCCTGAGAGTCGGCCGAGGATCCCTGGGTTATGATGCCTCTCTCAGGTGTTGTGGTGTCCTCGAGGCGCGTCGGTCTCGTTGGGTCATGCAAACTCGTAAGGGTTTCCTTGGCTCCAACGTCCGCGCGTCCGTGGTACAAACACCTGGCCTCAAGAATCGCGTGGTAGGGGTTCCTCCCTGCCTCGCATTTGTTGAGGGCGACTGGACTCGTCGTTCGGGTCGTCTCCTTGCGCCTTCGCACAAGGAGCCGACTGACGAATCCCTCTCGCGTAGCGGCATCCTTCGCAGACGTCGTGGGTGGTCGTATGTCTCCGCGGATCTTTCCAAGGCGACAGACGGTCTCTCGCACGACGTCGTGCGGCTCGTCCTGACCACGCTCCACAAGGCAGGCCTCGTTAGATCTTCTGATCTCGAGCTTGCCCTGTGGGGCATGGGGCTGTCGGCTGCTTCCCACTGGTGGGCTGACGGTGGCGTCAGGTGGGTAGCAAGAAGGGGCAGTCCGATGGGCACTCCTCTCAGCTTTGTGGTTCTTAGTTGGGTTAACGACTGGTTGACCGCAGCGTTTCCACTGCGGGTGACCCACGGAGACGACGCAGTGGGGTACACCTTGAATCCTGTTGAGGATCTCAGGGAGTACTCCATCGCTGCCGCCTCCGTTGGTGCGTCTGTTAACGTTTCCAAGTCGTTCGTCTCTCAGAAAGCGTTTACTTTCTGTGAGGTCGCGGCTTGGCCAACGCGGAACCCAAAGCGAATGGCTGTAGTAGTTCCCCCCTCGTGTCCGCCTCCAGGCCTCGAGGCTCCGATCGCTTGCGATCAGAGGCTCGGCAGGCGCTGGGCGCGCAGGTCCGAGAGGGTAATGACCACCCTCTTCCCATGGTTGACGAAGTCCCCTCAAGTTCACCTTCCGGTTGAACTTGGTGGGCTTGGTTACATGGGGAGAGGTCTTCGCGTGTCTGTGGCGATTCGCTGCCGGTTGGCATCCGCGGTTTCCCGTGGTGTGCCTCTCGACGACGCTCGCCGCATTCTTGCGAAGAAGCCCTTCAGAGAGGAAGGCCTCTTCCCCCGTCCTCTTGCACAGACTCCTCGAAACCCCAAAGTAATTGAGGCTGCCCTCCGTCGAAAGAAGGCAGTCCTCAACCGCTTTGTTGGTCGCGGAGAGGAGTCTGTGCGTCTCGCTGATCTCATCATCTGGGAGAATCAGTCTGCGGTTGCAGACTACTTCTCTTATGGTGAGCGGACCCAGCGAGTGAAGGACTCGGGAAGACCTAGGTGGACCAAAGGGAAGCTTTTCCGGACTCGTACCGTTGTTCCTCGCGTGCGACCTCTTTCTAAGAGGCACGGGGCAACTTCGATAGCGAAGCTCATCGACTCTCTCAAGTCGATTGAGGTGA